GCTTCAGTCCGTACAGCGCTCTATATGTCAGCCCTGGTTGGGACGAGGCACAACCCGATAATTAAAGAGTTCTATACACGCCTGGTTGCCGCAGGAAAACCCAAAAAAGTTGCACTGACGGCCTGCATCAGAAAATTGCTGACCATCCTGAACGCAATGCTGAAAAAGAATGAAGCATGGGATCCGATGTATCACCAGCATGCTTCGTAGTCGCGCTCGAAAGACAGTTGCTATGCTCAAACTATAGGGCAGGATCGTCTACCGTGGCGGGGTCAGTCCAGTGGAACATATCCAGTGTCACGAAAAATGGCGCCGGGCTTTATGATGTCAACTTTTTAAGAAACATGGCTAATACAGGCTATTGTGTCATTGGTTCCGCGATTAACACCGTTAATCCAGATATGACATGGGTCGCAAGAATTTACGGTTCTTCGATAAGGGCTGTATCAGCTTTCAGTGTCACTACACTCGATAATAATGTTGATCAGTATTCTGATGCGGAGTTAGTCGACCTTTGCGTATTTGGAGATTTATCGTGACAGATAAAATTATTGTTTTCAGCGGAGCTAATGGCGTTTCCGTCATATTCCCAGCAAATTGCGGACTTTCGCTTCTGGACATAGGTCGAAAAGATGTTCCACCTGGAGTGCCGTTCTGGACCATTGATAAGACCGAAATGCCCGATACGCCGCAAAGTACATGGGAGATGGGGTCAGAGGCATTCGGCGAACCAGCAGGTTACGGTGGTACTTATACATATGTGGAGGCATGTGAATGATAGTAGTCAATTCTGATAAGCTAACTCAAATTCAGGCATCGTCTGCTCGTGCTCAGAGAAACAAGTTGCTGGCAGATTCAGATCGGACAATGACACCCGACGCGCCCACAGACAAGGTGGCATGGGGGAGTATAGACGCTCATTAAGAGATATATCTGCCCAGTCAAATTTTCCACAACAGATTATCTGGCCCAATGCGCCAGATATGACTACAGGAAAGATTTGAGTTTTTTTAATTAATGTATATTATATTGCACAACGCTGGTTTAGCTCAGTGGTAGAGCTTCCGCATCGTACGCGGAAAGACGATGGTTCGATTCCATTCAGCCAGCACCAGATTGATAAACCGGCCATGGTGCCGGTTTTTTTTATAATCTCTTGACCAATAATTATACAACTGCGTTAGCAACACCACATTCTGTTCCGTTACCAACTCCCGTTGCCACTCATGTTTCGCAAAGGCGAAAGAATATAATCCGTTATCGGCACAATTTATTACTCGGTTGATTATCATTTAACACCCTGTAATACTATAAAGAAACTGAACAGAGTGGTTACAATGCAACAAACGACTTTGCTGGCGAACAAAAAGGCTGCGAAAGAAGAGTTATATAATCTACATTTCATCCGAGCTATTTCGACAATAATAATCATTATTTTTCATTTTTATTTAATTGTTGATATGGTGGGAATTCACGAACCCTTATGGCCCTTATTTTCTAAGTTCGGAGCAATTGGGGTTTCTTATTTTCTTTTGTTGTCTGGCGCTGTGTTGTTTTATCATTATCAGAATATAGAAATAAAACCGCTGGGCTTTTATAAAAAAAGAATGTCTAATTTACTCCCTTATTTTTGGGTCGTATATATCTTCTTTGCCATTTTATTTTTCTTTACCCGTGACCGTCCTTTTTTTGAGCTGGAAATATGGAGGATTATTTTTTCAGTCATTGGTCTTGATGGATATCTCTCAAGTCAAATTAGAACATATTATCTTGTAGGAGAATGGTTTACTGGTTGTATAATTATTATATATTTTATATTCCCTCTGTTGCTTAAGTTTTATAAAAAGAATAGATATCTGACTTTACTTTTCTTGGTTACACTATCTTATATCTCTATCAGTAATAATCAGTACATGCAAGACCACTTTATGCTCTGGAGTAAAGAATTTGCATGGAACCCACTTGTTAGACTTCCAGAGATTGCAACTGGTGGTTTCATTATCAACTTATACATGGATAAATTGATAGTTAATTTAAGAAAAAGCTTCTCTATTGCCCTTGTAATTTTTTTGGCAATAATTACGTGGGCTTATTTCTCATTTTCTTATGATAACGTGGATATTCTTGGGCACATTCCTTTTATGGCAGCATCATTCATCCTTCTCATGCTGACATACGATTTATTTATGAGAGGGAAAATTACAAACCGTATAGTCAAATACTTATCAAAATATTCCTTCGTTGCTTTTTTATTCCACCATCAGATAATTTATATTGTTGTCGGAAGGATAAACCTGCAACATCACAATGGTTTCGAACATGCCTTGCTTTGTGTTGCAATATGCATTACCAGCTTTGCTCTCGCCAGGCTTGTATATGGTATCGGTGACATGATTAAGCATGTCGTATTTGATAAGACACTATTTAAAAAAACTATTAAATAATTAATGTGGGTGCCAGTCACCCACATGCTAAATGACATAAAGCAAGTATTTCATATTGCTAATGTATGCTTTTCAATGATAAATTCACTTGGTTGATCGCGTTTGTGGCACTGGTTTTTAATTCAGCCAGCGCATCACTGACAGATGCGCTCTGCAATTTCTCCCTGAAATCGGTATCGACACGGTTAAGACTGAGGGTAAATTCGATTTTTTTAGGGTTTCCGTACTGATCAAATTCTGACTTGCCACGCTCCAGGCGCGTCAAAACGTACATCCCGTAGATCCGTCCATCCCCCTCAATCAGCGGCCAGGGTCGACCAGCAAAACCTATCGTTTCAAGTGCGGAAAGGGACAGATTACCTCCTGTTATTTCCGGATAAAGCACGCCATCCAGCGTCACCGTATCGTCGCCCACACCAATGTATTGCCAGCTGGCAGACTGATTAACCCTTTCGTTTTTAACGTGCCGCCACTCCTGCGAGTGGCGCAGCTGCTGATAAGGTGTGGTGCGCAGCATAAAAACAAACATCCCAAAGACCATCATCATAAATACGCTCCTTAATCGCGGTCGCGGAACGAACCACGGTTAGCTCTGTTGGTGGTGGCCAGCGCATCCCGGACGGCATCGCGCACCATTTTTTCAAGCTCCGGCACGGACTTACTTCCCACATCGTTGAAATTGATCTGAAACACCGGCGCAACGGAAGATGCAGCAACCGGTGCCGTAATTGCCCCTTGTGTGGCTGACGGAACGGACAGCACCCCGCCAGCCGCCGAAGCAGCAACACCCGGTACAGGCTGAGTGATCACCCGCGCCTCCTGATACGCGCCACGTAATGCCAGCGCCTGCGGCAGGTTTTTGAATACGATATCGCCGGGGCCGATCTTCTTCGTGTTATCCGCCGTGGTTTTGGTATTATCTGATATTTCCTTGAGACGCCGCGCTGTTCCCGATTCGGGGATGACAGGCGGAGTGGTAACTGGCGGAGGCGTTTTCGCCGGGGCATCGGGAGACCAGTTCCAGCTTTTGGGAACCATCTTTTTCTGCTGGGGATCCCACTCGTACATAACCGGCGCTTTGGATGTCAGGCTCTCCGCTTTTCGCTTCGCTTCATCAAGCCCCGCCGGAATCAGCCCCAGCTTTTGCAGAACCCACCCTATCCCCTCCATCAAAAGGGTCAGCGGCGTCATGAGTGCCTGCAACGCGAAACCAAAAACCTTACCAAACGTCTCACCGGCACTGGTGCACTGATCCAGGGTTTCTTTACTGGCCTGCATCGGCGACAGCAGTTTTTTAAACCAGTCCCATACCTGTTTGATACCGTCCCATATCATTGAAAATACAGGGATGAGGGAGGCAAAAGCATCACGCAGCGGCGTCAGCGCCTGCCAGACTCCACTAAAAAAGCCGAGGAAATAAGCTTTAATCGGCTCCCAGAAATGCCAGATCAGCAACCCGGCAGCCACAAATGCCGCACCAATCAACCCTATCGGACTGAGCAAAAATGAAAGCACACCGCCTAGAGCCGATACCGCCGTGGTGATCAGCCCCCAGATGGCAGGCAGCCCGGTCAGGCGCAATGCCAGACCGCCGATACCTTTCACCAGTGAGCCAACTGCCGCGCCAGGCGAAAGGAATGCTGTAAGCAGCCCGCCGTGCAACGCCGGTAAAAGACCGGTTACGCCACCGATATTTTTAGAAAATGAACCGAGTAGCGCGCCCCAGCCGCTCATTCTGCCAAGCACCGGGCCGCCAACGGTTCCCAGCGTGCGAAGCGCGGCAACGGTACCTGTTATCCCTTTCCCTCCGGTCAGGAGGGTAAAGCCCAGCCGCAACTTTGCCAGCGGGCCAATCAGTATGCCTGTGACAATCGATACCGCACCCAGCGCCGCAGTTAATGCCAGCGCGCCAGCCCCAACGATTAACAGCGTCTTTGCCAACTCAGGATTTGCCTTGACCAGCCCGGCCACACGCGTGATTGTCTCATCCAGCCACTGAATCAGACTGCGCAGCGGGCCATTCACCGTATCGGATATTTCGGTCTGAAGTCCCTCCCATGCACTGCTGAGGTTGGATAAATCGCCGCCAAGGTTATCCGACATTTTTTTAGCCACGCCAGCCGATTCGCCCTGTGTTTTTTTCAGTTCAGCGATGAGCTTCTGAAGATCACCACTGCCGGCGGATTTAACCAGCGACTGCAATCCGACAAAGGCTTCCTCTCCGGCGATATCCTTGAAGAGACTCAGCTGGTCAGTGGAGCCATATTTTTTGGTCGCCTTGTACAAATCGACGAGGATACGTTCAACGGGCCGCATCTTGCCGGTGCTGTCGGCGACAGATACACCCAGCTCTTTCAGCGCCTTTGATGCAGCGCCGGTTGGTGCTGCAAGCCGACTTAATGACGCGCGCATTGCCGTGCCCGCATCGCTACCACGTAGACCGCCTTTCGCCAGCATACCTGCCATTCCGGCCGCTTCTTCCAGGCTGATGCCGAGGCTTGCAGCCACCGGACCGGTATACTTCATTGTTTCGCCGAGATCGCGCAGGTTGGTACTCGTTCTGGTGAATGTTCCGGCCAGCACATCACCCACGCGCCCCATATCACCGGCCTGTAGACGGAACTGGTTGAGGATACTGGCGCCAATATCCGCTGTTTCCCCAAGAGAAATATCACCACTCAGCGCACCACCGGCGATAGCAGTATCCAGCACGCCGGGAAGCGCGGCCTTGATCGCCTCCGGCGTGAAACCTGCCATGGCGAGAAAGGCCTGGCCCTGTGCGGCGTCACTGCTGGAAAATGCAGTGTCTGCACCAAGATGTTTAGCCTGATCGCGCAACCCCTTAAACCGGGGATCGGTTTTATCCATCCGCGTCAGCACCATTACGCGCGACCTATCGGTATCAAAACCAATCGGCGTTGATAAAAAACGCCCTGCGCCGTAGCCTGCGGCGGCAGCGCCGAGGGCCATGCCCATCCCTGCCCCCCGTAATTTATCGCCGGTTTCTTTTGCCCGTGCATATTGAGCCTAGGCCTTTGTAATCGCGGCCAGTTGCTGGCGTTCCCGCTCCAGCGCCTGCGTATATTGCTCTGTTCTGCGCAGGGCGCTTTGCACCGCGCCACTTCCGGCGGTCAGGTTAACGCCGTGTTGGCGGATAGCCTGTGATGCTTCGCGTAGCCGGGTGGTTTGTTGGCTGTAGGTCTGGTTAAGACGTGAGATCTTTCCGCGCAGTGTTTCAAGGTATGCCGCCTGAGCCTCAGTAAGCTGGCCCCCTTCCCGCTGTTTCTGGTTGAGACCATCGAAAGCCCTTTGCGTGCGGCTGAGTTTTTGCGCGGTGTCGTTGGCCTGGGCGCGCAGCTTGTCAAACGCTGACGTTTGTTTGTCGAGCTGTTTAACCGCGTCCTGTGTTTTTTTAAGAGATTCGGCAAGGCCGCCAACAGCTTTGCTGGCGGCACTGGTCGGGCGCGTGAGTTTATCGATCGCACTGAATGCGACGCGGATATTAAGATCCATCGGCTTCATCCTCATGGTTGCCGCTACGGATGGCGGCTTGCTGCCGCCATGCCATCAGTTCGCGCGGTTCCATGTCATACATGACAGAGGGCGGCCAGTGGAAAATGACAGCGATGTCGGCAATAAGATCCTCAACGCTGCTAAACAGAGCTTCCCTTATTCGTTCGCCGTCGCCGCCGCGTTCGGTACGGATGGCGCCGCTTTCGTCAAAAAAGGCGTAATTTCCTCGGCAAGTGCCACGTAATCCTGCGTATCCATTGCGGCAATATCCGCCGTGGTCAGCGCTGGCGAGAAACGCGGGAAAGCAGTGTTGAGGTGGATTCAAAATCGAAATTGAGCACGTCAACGAGGCGCAGGCCACGAAGTGATCCAGCCTGTTTAATCGTCTCGGTGATGGTCACAACGGTGATTTCATCGTTACCGCGTTTGATGGGTTTCGTCAGTGTTACAGCCATGGGTAAATCTCCTGGGTGGCAACCTGTGCCACCGTTAAAGGGTTAAGTGAAAGCAGTCAGGTATTCAGGCCAAGCGCGGAAGAAATACGATCCGGGTAGAGGTTTTCCCCGTTGCGCTTGTAGATAAAATTCAGCAGATCAATTTCCAGCAGCGGCTTATCATCAACCGACAGCTTGTAATAGGTGTTTTTGATGGTGTAGGTGTGGTTAGTGTCATCACCCTGCTTTGCATCACCGGGATCAATCTCAGTAATACGCCCGCGCATTTCCACTTCCATCAGGGAACTGGTTCCGCCGCTGTAAATCTCACCCGCAAAACGCAGGCGCAGTTCGTCAATGTCACCACCGTATTTCAGGAGCAACTCTTCAACCACGCCGCCAACAACCATTGAGGCATCCAGCGCACCGGAATCAATACCCAGATCCACGGCAACCGCCCCGAGCATACCGGCCCCCTGAAAATCTTCAGTTTTGCGGGTAAGTTTAGGTAACGTCACGCTGGGGATTTTCCCGATGTAGTTCACGCCATTGACGAACAGCGTGAACAAGCGAATTTTTTTAGGGATCGCCATTTACGCACCTCCGAGGGATGAAAATGCCGCTTCGTAATACTGATCGGTGAATGTCTGAATCATCGTCAGATCTTCCAGCGGTGGCACCGGGCTGTAGTTGTAGCGCACGACAGCTTTACCCTGCCGGATGCCGGTCGTAGGGTTATCAACGATATCGAACCAGCAGGATGCACCAATCAGCTTGCCATCAGTGACCAGCGCCTGAAGCTTGCTGTTAATCCCACTCACCACGTCTTTGACGTTTGCAGGCGTCAGTGGCGTGTCAACGGTCGTGAATTGCGCTTCAGCGATGCTGTCCGCCAGAATCTGGGCTGTGCGGGTAAAGACCTCAAAAATGTATTCATCCGTATCCGTGGTGCGGTTGCCCCAGAAACGAAATCCGTCACGTTTGATAAGCGTGGTGATCTCATTGGCGTTCAGCTCGTTGGCGTCCGAGTCTTCCGCCTGAAGCGCCCAGAAAACATCTTTGGCAATCCCGAGCACATTCCTAACTGCAACGTTGGATAGTGACTTGTGCCAGCCCTGTTCATTGTCGATCAGCGCACGAAACCCTAACGCGTAGGCGAGGGCGGGAAACTCTTCATTCACGCCGGTCTGTGAGTTGTAGGCGATGAAGTTGGGCCAGATAAGCATGCCCTCGCGCTCAGCGAACTGTTCGCGGTAGGCTTTCGCTTCGGCGATAGTCTCGCAGCCATCGCAATAGCTGTAAGAGAATGCGCGTAGCTGCTTCGCGATCACGCGCAACTGCGCCGTGACTTCCTGAGTGTCATAGTCCGGAACACCGAGAATACGCGGGCGATAACCGGTTTTCTGTTCGGCAGTCAGGAGGGCAAACATCCCGGTATAACTGCTGTCAGCCTGCGTGCCACCGATGATGAGCTGGGATTGCGTTGGCTCGTTCTCCCCTGCCTTCGCCTCCGCAACGCGTACCACAATCACGCGGGTGCTCACCTAGTCAGAAATGGCTTTCAGGGATTTGTAGAGGGAGCCTGTTTTTCCTGCGCTCCCCAGGGCTGTGATAACACGCGTCAGCAGCACTGGCGTGTTGAGTGGAAAGGTTTCGGGGTCGGCGTCATCCGCAACAGCGACAAGCCCAATGACCGTGGAATCAATGTCATTGATCGCTGTCTGGAGGTCGGTTTCCTCCTTAACACGCGCCCCGTGGAAAAAGTTGTCGGTCATGCTGTACCGCCATCATGTTGTGAGTTCGGGGCTATATTCCACAAAATGAGCATGCCCGACACGTACTGCCGGGTGTCTGATGTTTGCGACAACAAACGACAGTTTTCTGCTTCGCGCGCGCATGAAACTATCAGCGCCGGAGGAGTTCATATGGCGCTGTCAGCAGACGCAATCAGCAAAACCAAAGCACAACTGGATAAGAGCACACAGACATTTCAGGATTTTCAGAATGAGCTGTCACCGGTTCCGGCGTTCCGGATCATGCTTGGTGGCAAAGCACTGACCATACTGGATGACCGGCTTATTTCACTGGAACTGACCGACAACCGGGGATTTGAAGCCGATGAACTGACGATCACTATTGCTGACAGTGACGGCCAGTTACAGTTACCGCCGCGCGGGGCGGAACTGTCAGTGTCTATCGGCTGGCGGGGTGGACCGCTGGTCTATAAAGGGATTTATACCCTGGATGAAGTGGCGCATTCCGGGCCGCCTGACCGCCTGGAGCTGACGGCACGCAGCGCTGATTTCAGGGACGAATTCAACACTAAGCGCGAAGTGTCCTGGCATGATGTTAAGGTTGAGCGCGTCATTTCTGCCATCGCCCACCGGTATAAACTGACGCCGGTTATTTCTGAGCAGCTCATCAACATCGAGATCGATCACGCCGACCAGACGCAGGAAAGCGATATGTCTTTCCTGACGAGAATGGCGGAAATGCTGGGTGCCATCACCACAATCAAAAATGGCAGCCTGTTGTTTATTCTTCCCGGTGGTGGCGTCAGCGCCAGTGGTAAACCGCTGCCGGAATTCTCAATCACCCGTTCAAGTGGCGACCGCCATTCATTTCGTATTGCTGATCGGGATGCCTATACCGGCGTAAGGGCATACTGGCTGGATCTGGAATTCGGCAAAAAGAAAAAAGTGACGGTCAAAAGCCGCAAGCCGAAAAAGAAAAAGCCACCACGCAGCAGCGCCAGAGACGGGGATTATCTGGAGGGTGAAGACGGTAACGTCTATGTATTACGCAAAACATACGCCAGTGAAATAGCGGCAAAGCGCGCTGCTGCTGCCAAATGGCAACAGCTCAAACGGGGTGCTGCGGAATTTACATTAACACTGGCGCGGGGTCGCGCCGATCTCTACCCGGAAATGCACGGAACCGTTACGGGGTTTAAATCCGATATTGATTCTCAGGACTGGATTATTGCCCGTGCTGCACATTCAATTGATGACGGTGGATTTAAAACCCGGCTGGAGCTGGAAGCCAAAATACCGGAATGGATTGCAGAGACTGAATAAACGAAGCCATAATAACAGCGAGTTCAACTCCCGCCATGGGAGGCCATCATGTTTGTTTGCCCCATATGTGGTGCTGTCGCTCGCACACGCACCAGTCGCCGTCTCAGTGAGATGACGATCCGTCAGTACCATCAGTGCCAGAATTTTGAATGCAGCATCACATTTACCACGCTAAACAGCGTGGTAAAGCTGGTAACGAAGCGCGGCCCGCGTGAAAAGCTACCAGATAATTTCATCCCTACCGATGCGTTTCCAGCCACACATTATGGAAGAGATCAGCTAAGCCTGTTGCCATAA